ACGATGATGATGCGTCTGCATATAAACCAGCGCCAGGCGATAAGGGTGCGAAGACCAAACCATCTAAGTATACCAAGTCATTTAAGGCAATGTATGGTGAGTCTGGTGCAGGCGAAGAAGGCACAGACAAACTAGTCAAGAAGTATAAGAAGGATACACCAATGGAAGGTGTAGACGAAAAGTTCTTTGGTAAGACTGGTGCATTCGGTGACAAGTCTATCGGCGGAACTTTGATGCCAGCATTTGACCAGTGGATGGACAAGAAGGTCTATAATAAAAAGAGATACGAGAAAGCGGTTCGGGGTTACCTGAACTGGAGACGCAAGAACCCGAAAGCGGGTTCAACTGGTGCGTTTGACTATCTGCGTAAGATGGGTGTTGAACGTCCTCGTCTCGTCATCGACTTCATGCAAGACATGATAAAAAAAGGTAAACTACCAAAACATCTGAGTTTTGATAAACCACGAACAGGTAAATCGAAAACAGTCTTCCCTAGTCAAGACTTTCGTGGTGTTCGCGCTCAGAAAGAAGATGCTGTCAAACAGGCAAGAACAACCATCGATAGAGAAAAAGAACAAGATAAGAAAAAGCATGACCGTATGCTTGACCGTGCAAGACTTGTAAAAGCAAAGAACAAGAATCGAGAAACAAAATGATTAAGTTTAGTCAATTCATCACTGAGGCTGATAAAGCACTCACAAAGAAAGCAGACAAGTCTGGTATCTCATACGGAACACTCAAGAAGGTCTATGACCGTGGTGTTGCTGCATGGAAAACTGGACACAGGCCAGGCACTACTCCATCACAGTGGGGATATGCACGGGTCAATGCATTCATTGTGAAGAAGAAAAAAGGTGGATTGAACCACGATAAGGATTTAGCATAATGTCACTTTGGGATAACATCAACAAAAAGAGACAACGAATCAAACAAGGTTCGGGTGAGAAGATGAGAAAAAAGGGTGACAAGGGCGCACCGACTCCAGACCAAATAAAAAGAGCAAAAGGCGAAGACATGGAAGAAGGTAAGATAAATCAAATGCAAGTTCGTAGACAGGACATGGCAAAACTTGCTGGGTTATATTCCAAAGCAATGAAAGCAATCCCTGGCTCACCAGAACAAAAGAAAATCAAGAAACAGATTGACCAGTATCGTAGAGAACTGGGTATGAACGAATCTGTCAACGAAATTCGCCAACCCCTTACTGTTCCAAAAAGTCTTGCGAAATATGTTGTCTATAAAAAAACAGGTATTGGTAAAATCAAGCAAGTCGCACATCTTAGAGCGATGCCAAAAGGTAAAGAGTTAGATAGAGTTCTCGACAAGTATGATGCCGATGGTGTCATAGCGATGTCTAAAATCCAAAGAAACAAAATGACAGTTGAAGCAGTCTCTCCTGCACAACAAGCCGCTATCGCTATCTCAAAGAAAGAAAAGGGTGAGAAACCTGAAATCAAAGAAGCAACTGTTGTGGATTATATCCTCGCTGGCATATATGTCACAGGGATGATGGGTGGTTTGGCATTTATAATGGGTTATACGGCATATGATGTCTATCAAAGCGATTACCGTGGTCGCGGATTAGACAAAAAATTGAGACAAAAATTCAGTGATTTGAAAGCAAAACTTAAAAACAAGAATTATAAACCTTCTAAAAAAGATATTGAAACTGCAAAAGAATTAGGGAAAGAAGTTAAGAAAAAAGACCCTAGTGCATATAAGAAAGCAGAAGTCAAAGTAAATAAAATAAAGAAAGACTCTAAAACCAAACTTAAAGAGTCTCGTGCATCTGAAGATGATTTCAAACCGCACATGATGTATGACCCAAAGACTGGTAAAGGTTACAAAGCAGAGAAACCTGAAGACCATGAACGTATGAAGAAGATGGGTTACACTCACGACAAACCTGAAATCAAAGAAGGTAAAGATGACCTCTTCCAAGTAAATGTCAAAGGTGAAGGTGGCGCAACTGTCAAAGCAAAAAGTGAAAAAGATGCAATCAACAAGGCATTTAGAAAACTTGGTATCGCAACAAGGTTTACTCGTGATAGACGATACATGACCAAAGTTCAAGTTGTCCCTGCTGAGTCTGTCGAAGAGTCTCGTGCATATCGTGATGCAATGAAAGGCATGAAGTCTCGCAGTGCAACTCGTGGTATGGCAACGACCAAGAAAGACAAAGACGTTGAGGCATCTGATGATGACCGTAAGGCAGCGAACAAAAATATTATCATGCAGTTGCGTAAAGCGGCTGACCTACCAACAGGAGCAAACATTGAATTTGAACGAGGAAAAGGAAAAGTCTCTCGCGCTCAAGCGCAAGCAGCACTGGCGCGTTTTAATGCATTGGCAAAGCCTAATGACAAAGAGAAATTCCAAAAGTCCATCAGGTCTCTTTCGGACATCAAGAAAATCTTAGGTAGGTAAAGATGTCGAAGTCACACTATCTTGGAGACGGACTACTTGGTGAGGCGATTCACATTGCCCGTGGCTCAGTTGCACAAACATCGCATGTCAATAAGTTCGGTTACAATACTGCGGTTGGAACATCCTTTGAGACGATTACTGACTTGGGCGGTGACCAATACTATCCAACAAGTGCTGGTGTTGTTTCTATTGTATCTGATGATGCGAATGATGATGATGGTGACACAGGTGCAAGGACTGTTGAGATTGAAGGTCTTGATGGTAACTACAATGAACTGGTCGAAACAGTAACACTGAACGGAACTGGTGCAGTCACAACCACTGCATCATTCCATCGTGTTTTCAGAATGAAAGTCCTGACTGCGGGAACAACTGGAACAAACGAAGGTGTCATCACTGCCTCTATTGGTGGTAATAATATTGCGAGAATAAGTGCCGCAAATGGTGGTCAAACACTCATGGCAGTTTATACTATTCCCGCAGGCTGTAAAGGTTATTTGGATGACTTTCATGGTTCACTAAGTAAGAACCAAGAAGCAGTGTTTATGATTAGAACGAAAGGTGTTCAGGCAAACAGTGCATGGCAAGTAAAAGCAATGTTCGGAACATTCGCAAACTCTGTTCACTATCACTATCCTATTCCTCTTGAAATTGACGAGAAGACAGATATTGAGATTCGTGCAAAGGCTGGTGCGACTTCAGAGGTTGGTGCAATTTTCGACATAATAAAAGTGAGAGATATCTAATGCAAAGATTTACAGAACATACAGACTGCGGAACTGACGAGTGTTGCGGCACTTGCTCTTCTCTTATTGAGAACAACATTTATCGAGTCGGGTCGGAAAGGTATTACGAATACTTCCGTGAGGCACGGGAACAATACCATGCTGGTAACCTAGAAGTAGATGCCGCAGACTTGGATATCATCGAGTCTAATCTTGGTGAGTTTGCACAATGGCGTGGTGAGAATGTTGCACTGGACTGTATCTTCGAAGCCGAAGAAAAGAAACCAATCGGTAAACCAATGCGTGGTGGGCCGAAGAAATACTATGTGTATGTGAAGACACCAAATGGTAATGTTAAGAAAGTATCTTGGGGTGATACCACAGGACTGAAGGTTAAACTCAATGACCCGAAGGCGCGTAAGTCATTCGCTGCCCGTCATAGGTGTGACCAACAGAACGATAAAACCAAAGCTGCATACTGGGCATGTCGTTTGCCTAGATATGCAAAACAACTTGGTCTGTCGGGAGGCGGAAGTTTCTTTTGGTAAAACCCTATACGGACATCTTCAGTTCAGACAAAACAGAACGAGTCAGAACCTTTGGAGAAGATGTCAGCGAAATGGATTTGATATGGCATCGTGACTCCTGTAATCGTGAGGTTACTGTTCTCGATGGTGATAACTGGAAATTGCAACTGGATAATCAGTTGCCTATGGTTATGGAGAGAGGTCGATTGTATCGCATACCTAAGATGGTCTATCACAGAATCATCAAAGGTGAGGGAGACTTGAGACTGAAGATTTGGGATGAAGTTAATTAATGTTCTCTATCGCGGTGGCGGTGGAGGTGAATTTTTGGGAAGTCTTCTAACGGAACACAGAGATGTTGTTACAAAGAAGGTGGAACATAATGAGTCGGTTGAGAGATGGTTCATCGAAAGAGATGACGAACTATCTCAATACTATATGGATGGTAGTCAACCCATATCGGGTAAGGATTGGGATGACACTCTTTGGAACATACGACTAGACCACGGGTATGGGTTTCATGTTCACAAGGAGTATTACCAGAACTATCTCTGGAATGATTGGGCAGAAACAAAGACGATTCTGTTACAACCACGTTCAGAGAATAGTGTCAAATACATAGACCAACTCGCAAGAGTGAAACTTGGTCTAGGCTCTGTAGATAACCCAGCACGAAATGATTTGGGTGAATGGATGTTAAAGCAAGGGTTTGATGCTGATAAGTTCTGGTATCAACCGTGGGAATCGTGTCAGGAGTTGACAGAACTCTACAAGAGTATGATACCAGAGGAACATCACTGGATGCAGTTTGACCCATACGATTTGTTCCACAATGATGAAGAATGGTCAGAGAATGTTCTCTATACCATGTTAGATTATCTAGGATTAGATGATTCTTTATTTGATGACTGGTTAGTTAAGATAGAAAAATATCGAATAAAGAACAAAGAACTTATAAATAGAACTATAGTTTAATGGGAATAACATGGCTAAAGAAACACAGTTAGAAAGACTTGCAAGGATTGAAACAGATTCCGCAGTAAGGTTTGACCGTCTTGAACAGAAGATAGACAAACTTGCTGATGCGATGATTGCTGTCGCCCGTGTAGAAGAAAAACTCATTTCAGTTGAACGTAATAACCAGAATAACTTTGAGCGTATGAATAAATTTTCCAAAAAATTAGACGAGATTGAGAAGAAGGTGGACGAAAACGCTCACACTGTCGCAATCATTAACAAAGTAGTATACCTTATCAGTGCAGCAATGATTGCTGGACTGGTTAAATTTATGTGGATGTAACGGAGAAATACAATGAAAACATCAGACATCAAAAAGTTGGGTGAAGCGTGGGCATCCGTAACATCCAAAGACGAAGAACTAGAAGAAGCCAAGAAAACGGCTGAAGATGCTTCTAACGACCAAGAAGATGACGGCGAAGGTCTTGACAAAGCAGACCCAAAGGCCGCCAAGAAGAAATTCAAAGACCGTAAAGACAAAGACATCGATAACGATGGTGATGTTGATTCATCTGACAAGTTCCTGCACAAACGCCGTAAAGCGATTGGTAAAGCAATGGACGATGAAGATGGTGAAGAAGCACCAGCGAAAGACGATAAGAAAAAGAAAAAAGTTGTCGGTAATGACGGTGAGAAAAAAGCAGAGATTTCTAAAATCGGTGAAGCAACAGACGAGTTGTTGAACATGATTGAGACTGCTGCAAAGCAACAGAAATCAAATGCAACCAAACCAGAAGAAATCATGGACAAGGAATCTCCTAAGTCCAAAGAGTTTGCAAACGCTCACAAGAAGTCTGATAAGAAAATCGAAGACAACGAAGAAGATGGTCACGATAAGACTTTCAAAGCTGGTCAAGCAACCAAAGCAAAATCTGGTAAACGCCCACAGGACAATCCTGCTGGTGATACACAGGTTGTCAAGTCAACCGAAGCACCTGTCAAAGAAGATGTTGACATGGACGCAAAAGAGGGTTCGGTCTCTCTGGTTGACATGGCTCGTGACGTTCTGTCTGGTAAGACAATGAGTGAGTTGAGACAAGAACTGAGTAAAGATGAAGACAAAAACCCATATGATGGTCGTTTGAAAACCGCAAAAGGTTTCCTCGAAAGAATGAACAGACGCCGTGGGTATGATAAAAAGGATGATTGCTAATGTCTATCAAAGCCCCTGCATGGTGTGAGAACGCCATTCCTACTGCCCGTGGATGGGAAGACCCTGATACTGGTGAGTTGTATGCATCTGGTGGTTTCACCCAAGAACAAATCGATGAGTTCTTTGGTGTCAAACCAGTTGTAGAACAAGTCGAAGTTCCTGCTGATGTCCAAACATTGACCGAAGCACCTGTTGGTGACAAGTCTCTTGATGAGATGTCAAAGGTAGAACTCGAAGCATTGGGTCGCCAACATGGCGTAGAACTTGACCGCAGAAAGAAAAAGTCTACTCTCGTAGAGAAAATGACAGGTCTATTAAAAGACTAAGTAAAGGGGTGTAACAACCCCTTTCACTTAGGATATTATGTTCAAATTCTATGTTCTATGGTCTAAAGATATAGGACTTCTTCACAGAGCAACAGTTGACCTACCAAGAGAAAAGACTGTTGTAATCATTAATACACTTGATGATGCAAGCGTGAACACTGGCGTCACCTTTTGTCAAGAGTATAATATCGAATACTATGTCACGGAGTCAGACGGAACTCCTGCGACAGGTAAAAACTCTCTCTTAAAAAAATTTCTGGAAAGTGACAATGAGTATATGGTGGCCATCGATGGAGATGACCACCTCACTGCTCATGGTGTATACCTATATCAGGAACTTGCCAAGCACCCCTTTGCACCAGACATTGTATGCCTCTACAGACAACTGAGTGAATCAAATCAAATGCCGTTTGATAAAAGTCAGTTTAGACTTAATAGAAATGAATTGATATGGTTCTTCATGAACAATAAACATTATCGAAAAAGTCAAGAGGTCGCGACACAATGGGCTACCAAGAGAATCGAGTTTGATAATTTTATGCATGACCATATGGAAGACAGTGAGTTTATGTGTCGGTTGGTATTTCACTCTCGACAAGCAGCATCTCTAATGAAATACACAAACGAATTATATGTCGGTGAAGATAGTGTGCAATTTCTAAAACTCAAAAAACTTTCAGTAAATGGTGAAATCAATATGTTACGGAGAAGGGAAAAAGAAAACCCGACATACATATACAATGATACCAGTGAATCAATTATGAGAGAGAAATATAAATATGATTGGAGTTGGGCAGAACCATTGTTAGAGATTATATATAAAGAACAGGACTTACCGAAGAATGTAAGTCTGATTGAGTTCAAAGATAGTGATTGGGTATGAGATTAACCAAAGATAATTTGATTGTATATGCAGCAAAACATTATTACAATCCAAAGTGTATTGACAGTGAAGAGTTTTTTGAAGACCTAAAACGTTTCAAGTATATTAAAAGATTGTTGAACCGTTATAAATCAACGGGTGAGTTATCAGAAAGACTCATTCTCAATCATCTCATTGTGATATTCAATGTATTTGGAAATGAGGCAGGACTAGATATCCTCGAACTCAAAGTGGAACTCGACCATTGGTCAACACTCAAACCGTTCCTTATCTTTCTAAAGACCATAAAAAATACCGAATATACCAACATAGAAATGGATAAATTAGTCATTGAGAGACTCAGAAAGATATAAATAGAACTATGGGTATTTTAAAATCAGCAGCCGACCTCGTATTTACGATTCGATTCCTTAAACTTCTCGTCACACCATTCGAGAAATTAGGGGCGTATAAGGCTGGAATCATTGACAAAGACGGTAAGAAAGTCAAAGACTTCGACAAGAACGTTGCAGACAACCGTGATGCATTGAGAACACACTACACACCATTCATCAGACTTGTTGTGAATATAAAAAGAATCATGGCAAAAGTTCCAGGCGGTCAATCTGCAATCGCAAGGTATGGTTCAGCACTGGCACTTATCCGTGAACATGGCGAACTCTCTGATAAACAACTGATGCAGATACATGATGCAACAGGTATTGACATTCTTGATGTCCTTGCGGAGGATTCTCAGTGGTTTGTCCTCGATGATAAAGAGTTGGGTGCTGGTGTATACCGTATTAAGAATGATGGAATGACTGTTCAGTGTGAAGAGATTGTTCGAAAGGGTGACCAAATTAGAGTTGTGGAGACCGATGCAAAACCTATTGATTCTATTCTTGGTATCGATATATACAAAGGTATTCACATGAATTCAAAGCAATGGGTGTATTTCACCACAGGGGAGATTACCCGATGAAGAACTTTAAGAAATTCATGGAAGATGTGCCAAGCACATCAACAACTTCAGTGGCAGGCGCAGGGGATAATCCCGAAAAGATTGTCCCTGTCCACATGAAGAAGAAGCGCAAGAAAGATATCGAAGTCCTTAAACGATTTATAGATAAACGTGAGGACAGTCAAAAAAAGTGGAGTAGATAATGTTAAGTGGATTATTAGGTAGTGTCTTAGGATTTGGCGGTTCAGTCGTTCCCGCAATCACAGACCATTTCAAAGCAAAGAACGAACAGAAATTCGAACTCGCAAAGATGGAGAAGATGGCAGAACTAAGGGCTGCTGGATTCGACCAAGAGTATCGAATGTATGAGACCAAAGCAGATGACGCAGAACATTCTAGACTGGTTGAACATGATATTTCAATCAATAAGGGAACTGGATTTGTCGCCAGTTTGCAGAAGAGTGTTCGACCCGTCATTACTTACGCATTCTTTGGACTGTTCGCTGTTATTGAAATTACCCTTTTGATGGAAGCAATGGAGAAGGGAACAGACTTCTCTGAAGCAATCAACATTCTTTGGGACGATGATACTAAAGCAATCTTTGCTGCAATCATCTCGTTCTGGTTCGGTTCTCGTGCTATCGACAAAGGTCGCAAGAAGTGATATCGCGAGGTCTTGTAATCGCACTCGCCGCAGTTGTGTCTGCCTGTGTGATTGTCCTACCACCTCAAGGCGCATATGGTGCTAACTATGTCAAACTTGGTTACAAGGTTGAAGACAGTAACACCAAGAGTTTTAATCTACATCAAAAGTTTGTGTGGGAGCCTGAAGATAAAGACTTTCAGGTCGAAACAGAAACGAATGTCTATAAGACACAAGTAGAAGGTGTAGACCTAACTGACCGCGCTGATGGTGAGTATGAGTTTATTCTTAACTTCACACCAACCGTTTATGGTATTGCCAACTTTGGTTTCAACTATAATGCCAATCGTTTCATTGGTGAGTTCCGTCCACACACTGGTGTCGGCTGGGGTTGGAAGTTCTTCCGTAACGATAAATGGAAAATGTCCCATGAGTTCACTGTCACACAGATGGGGACTGAGGACTACACAGAACTCGTCTGGCGTAACTCTACTTGGATTAGATACAAACACCCCGACTCTCCTGTCAGCATCACCAACAAGTATCTGTGGGAGAATGGTGACTATCATGAGTTGAGTAAGAATCAATTCAGTATCGATTACCATGTCAGCAAGAACCTGATGTTCTCACTCAACGACCTCTACATCAGCGATGATGGTGAGGAAGAATACAGTGTCACCTATGTTTCATTAGGTTACAATTTCTAACAAAAAAGTGATTGACATTACCCCCTAAATGGGGTATAATATAACAATCTGAAAACTCGTCTGGGTATAGATATAACTACCCCCAGAAAAACAATCGTCTATGGAAGACCCCTATGCCTGTAAAAATTGACCGTAAGAAAGACGACCTACTCGCTGAATATGCAGTTGGTATGTTAAAAGATTTCTACCTACTAGATTATGAGAAGACCCCCCAAGAAGGATTTGCCCGTGCTGCCAAAGCGTGGTCACGTTATAGAGAGGAAATGGACGATGCACTCGCACAACGTCTTTATGATTATGTTAGCAACAAGTATTTTATGTTTGCTTCTCCAGTATTATCTAACGCTCCCAACGGAGAGAAAAAAGACAAGGGGATGCCTATCTCTTGTTTCCTTACATATGTCCCCGATACTCTTGAGGGTCTTATTAGCCACTCTTCTGAGCTTCGTTGGCTTTCTGTTTATGGTGGCGGTGTTGGCGGACATTGGTCTAGTGTGCGAACGGTCAGTGACATCGCTCCAGGCCCAATCCCATTTCTGCATACAGTAGATGCAGATATGATTGCTTACCGTCAGGGTAAGACACGCAAGGGTTCATATGCCGCATACATGGATATCTCACATCCTGACGTTGTAGAATTTATGAACATGAGAATTCCGACAGGTGATGTGCAAAGAAAGGCCCTGAACCTTCACAACGCTATAAATATATCAGATGAGTTCATGGAGTGTGTCAAAGAAGACAAAGACTTTGACCTTCGTGACCCAAAGAACAATGAAGTAAAAGATACGGTCAACGCCCGTAAGTTGTGGGAACGTCTCCTTGAGATTCGTTTCCGAACAGGCGAACCTTATCTTAACTTTATAGATACGGCAAACGATGCGTTGCCACAACCGTTAAAAGATAAAGGACTAAAGATTCACGGGTCAAACCTGTGTAATGAGATTCACCTACCAACAGACGCAGACAGAACTGCGGTGTGTTGCCTGTCATCTCTGAATTTAGAATACTACGATGAATGGAAAGATACGACTATTGTTCGTGACCTTGTGCGGATGCTTGATAATGTCTTGCAGTTCTTTATCGACGAAGCACCCGACACAATCTCAAGAGCAAAATACAGTGCAGAACGAGAACGCTCAATCGGACTCGGAGCAATGGGATTCCACAGCCTCCTCCAAAAACACGGAGTCGCATGGGAATCAGAAGCAGCAAGAGAAATCAACCGAACAGTGTTCGACCACATTAAGTCAGAAGCAGTTGCAGAGACTGAACTCCTTGCCGAAGAGCGTGGCGAATATCCTGATGGTGTTGGGTCTGGAAGACGCAACTCGCACTTGCTTGCCATCGCGCCCAACGCTTCCAGCGGAATAATTCTATCAACAAGTCCTTCTATCGAACCATTGAAGGCAAATGCATACACCCATAGAACTCGTGCAGGTTCATTCTTGGTGAAGAACAAATACCTCGATGAACTTCTGACTGAGAAGGGTGAGAACAACGAATCAACTTGGACATCTATTATTACCAAGAAGGGTTCTGTTCAACATCTGCCTTTCCTTACCGAAGGTGAGAAGGCAATCTACAAGACCGCAGACGAACTCGACCAGATGTGGGTGGTGCAACATGCCGCAGAACGTCAAGAGTTTATCTGTCAAGGTCAGTCTGTGAACCTATTCTTCCCGTCTGGTGCGGAGAAGTCATATGTCAATAGGGTTCACTATAGTGCATGGTCGAAAGGATTGAAAGGTCTATACTACCTACGCACCGAAGCCAAACAACGTGCAGAGAACGTCTCTGAGAAGGTAGAGCGTGTTGCCCTTGCTGGTGATATGAGAACTATCGTGTATGGCAAATCAGACTGTCCATTCTGTTCTATGGCAAAGGAAGAACTACGCTTGAGAGGTATTCCTTTTGACTACATCGACCTGAAAGAGATAGGTAAGACCGCTCGTGAAGTGACGGGTCGAGAAGTAAAAACAGTTCCACAGATTTACATCGAGGGTGAATATGTGGGTGGATATGAAGAACTTATGGAATACCTAAATCAACCATTAGAAACAAATGAAGACGATGATGAATGTCGTGCTTGCGAAGGATAACAAATGTCACTACTAGATTTTTCAAAAACATATCGACCATTTCTCTACCCGTGGGCAGTAGACCTGTCAAAGAAACATGAAGAAATTCACTGGGTAGAAGATGAAGCAGAACTGAGCGAAGATGTTCAGGACTGGAAAACAAAACTATCTGAACCAGAGAAGAACTTTATCACACAGGTTCTCCGTCTGTTCACACAATCAGACGTTCAGGTGGGAGAGAACTACCACGAACTTCTGATTCCAAAGTTCAAGAACAACGAAGTCCGTAACATGTTATCATCGTTTGCAGGACGTGAAGCGGTTCACCAACGTGCATATGCATTGTTGAATGATACGCTCGGTCTGCCTGATGAGGACTTCCACATGTTCCTCGAATACAAAGAGATGTCTGACAAGATTGACTTCATGAAACAGGGTGACATCAATAGTCATACGGGTCTGGCATTGGCCCTCGCACAGTCTGTATTCAACGAAGGTCTGTCAGTGTTCGCATCGTTTGTGATGTTATTGAACTTCCAACGGTATGGTAAGATGAAGGGTATGGGAACAATCGTTGAGTGGTCTATTCGTGACGAGACCCTGCACGTTCAAGGTAATGCAAAGTTGTTCCGTGAGTTCTGTGAGGAACACCCTCGTATCGTCAATGACGAACTGAAATCTAAAATCTATCAGATGGCAAAAGATGTGGTCAAACTAGAAGACCGATTCATCAAACTTGCATTTGATGGTATGGAGATGGAAGGTCTGTCAGAAGAAGATGTGAAACAATACATTCGACATATTGCAGACCGCCGTCTGTTACAACTTGGTATGAAAGCAAAGTTTGGTGTCAAGGACAATCCACTACCGTGGTTGGACTGGGTTCTGAACGGTGCATCACATGACAACTTCTTCGAGAAACGTGTTACCGAATATTCCGTGAATGGAATGGAAGGTGACTGGGGCTGGGATGAAGTAGCGTAGTGGATGAGACATATGACCTTGAATGTGAAGTATGTGACCATCGAACCGAAGTTCTAGTCTTCGATAGTGAAGAAGAACCTTCGTTCTGCCCCATGTGTGGGTCTGCTTTATCTTAACCCTATATACATCCATGTGGAC